ACTGTTTTTGTACACCGCATGGCCGCATACCAAGTGGCTGAGTCCCTGAAGGCAGGCGACAACCGAGTGAAGGGTGTTGAACGCGAGTGGCAAAACATCACTGCAGCGCGCTTGAAACAGGCATTCTTTGCTATGTATTCGGTAGCATTCCATTTGCCTGGAGAGGCCAAAAAGACAAGCCCCTCACAAGCCCCTTCAAAGCCCCTTACAAGCCAAGAGCAGGATCAAGAACAGGATCAAGAAGAAGCTGAAGCTTCTTTGTCGCCGGGCAAGCCCGACGCCATCCCGCACTGCCCGCACGGCGAACTGCTCGACCTCTTTGCCGAACACCTGCCCATGCTGCCGCAGCCGAAGCCCGAGCTGTGGACGGGAGCGCGAGCTGCGGCGCTGAAGGCCCGCTGGCGCTGGGTGCTGACGGCGAAGAAGCGCGACGGCTCGCGCTACGCCACCAGCCGCGAGGAAGCGCTGCGCTGGTTTGGCCGTTTTTTCGCCTATGCAGCCGAGTCAGATTTTCTGACCGGCCGTGACGGCAAGTGGACTTCCTGCGACCTGGCGTGGCTGTGCAACGAGGCCAACTTCGCCAAGGTGCTGCAGGGCAACTACGTGCGGGAGGCGGCATGAACTTCGAACCCCAAGAGCACCTGCAGCCCGAGCAGCTGCGCGACACCGCGGCCGAGGCCAGCGTCCTGTCCATCCTGGCGCACTTCCCCGCGGCGATGGACGATGTGTCCGACAAGCTGACGCCCGAGGCGTTCGCGGACGACACGCACCGCACGCTGTTTGCCGAAATCCGCCGGCAAGCCGCGGACGGCAAGGGCTTTGACGCATTCAGCGTGGCCGGCGCCGTCAAGGACAGCATCGATTTTTCCGTGGCAATGCAGGTGCTGACTAGCCACGATCACAGCGCCCGCTCGCTGGCGCGCTATGTGCAGGCCGTGGCCGATGCCCACCTGGCGCGCCAGCTGCACGCCGCCAGCTACCGTCTGGCCGAGCTGGCTTTCGATGCCGCGCCGATTGCCGACCGCATCGACCTGGCCCAGGCCGAAATCGCCAAGCTGCAGACGCGCGACGCAGACGACGACTGGGTGGACGCGCATACCGCCGCCATCCAGCACCTAGACCTGATCGACGCCCGCGGCGAAGGAAAGATAAGCGGCCTGTCCACCGGGTTTCACGACCTGGACGAGCTGCTGGACGGCGGCATGGTTCGCGGCAACCTGGTGGTAGTGGGCGCCCGCCCGTCCATGGGCAAGACGGCTTTTGCCATGACGCTGGGCCTGCACATGGCCGCCACCTACGCCGTGGGCATGTTCTCGATGGAGATGCCGCACAGCGACGTGCGCGACCGCCAAGCCGCCATCCTGGGCCGGGTGCCGATTGCCGCCATCAAGCGGCCCAAGCGCGGCGAGGGCCTGGACTACAACCGGATCGTGGACGGCGTGGAGCGTTCGAAGGCATTGCGCTGGAACGTCTCCGACCGCGGCAACCTGAACATCCTGCAGGTGCGCTCCATGGCCCGGTCGCTCAAGCGCCGCCGCGGCCTGGACGTGATGGCTGGCCTGGACTCCAAGCAGTCGCGGGCCTACCAGATCGAGGAAATCAGCCGCGGCTTGAAGTCGCTGGCCAAGGAGCTGGACATCGTGGTGGTCTGTCTGGCGCAGGTCAACCGCGGCGCCGCAGAGAAGCTGACGCAGCCGCCCAGCCTGCACGAGCTACGCGACTCGGGCGCCATCGAGCAGGACGCGGACGTAGTGGCGTTCATCCACCGGCCGATCCAGGCGAACCCTGAGGCGGGCGAGCAGTTCCGCAACTACGCCCAGCTGCGCCTGGCCAAGAACCGCCAGGGCCGCACGGGGGATGTGCACCTGTTCTACCACGGCGAGATCACTGGCTTCGAAAGCTGGGGAGGGGAGCCACCGCGCGCGACGCTGGGCGGCGTGAAGCCAACGGCGCGCCGCGGTATGCGGGATGACGACGGAGGCCCCCTATGACCCGCGCTCGCGCAATCCACACCACCGAGTCCCTGCTGGCCCGCACCGTCGAAGAGGGCGATTGCCGCCTGTGGACGGGGTTCGCCACAAACCGCACGCCCCTGGTGTGTGAGGACGGCCGCATGGTCCCTGTGCGCCGCGTGCTGTCGCGCTTGGCGGGACGGGATGACGGCGCCGCCTACTACGCCGCCGCCTGCGGCAATCCTCTGTGCGTGGAGCAGGAGCACACGGTAGCGCGCACCCACAAGCAGCACATGCGTGTGATGGGGAAAACAGCCAGCACTGGGGCGGGCGCCGCTGCCCGGCGAGCTCGCATCACCGCGGCGCGCCGCGCGCGTGGCGATGTGGTCCCCGACGATGTGGTGCAGGCGATTCTGGCGAGCAACGAAAGCGGCCCCGTGCTGGCCGCCCGCTACGGCATTTCTCGCTCCACGGTCAACAACTACCGTTCCGCCCGCATCGGCCGCACTGCCGGCAATAACCCCTTCGCGGCGCTGATCCGGAGGGCGGTATGACCGAGCGCTCCCCCGAATACCAGGCCCAGCTGGCCCACCTGCTGACCCTGGCCGCCACCCCCGGCTGGCGCGAGTACGTCAAAGGCCGGCTGGATGAGCTGGAGGCTGACCACAGCGGGGCGTGGACAGGAATCAGGGCGGACCTCAACGCCGCCATCCAACAACGAAAGCAGGAGCAGCAATGACCACCGCCCAATCCATCCTCAGCGCCGCAGCCGGCCACATGCAAGCCCGCGCAGCCACCTACGACAAGCCCGAAGGCGAGCGCAGCATGGGCAAGGCCGTGCAAGCGTTCAACGCCATCACCGGGCGAGACCTGTCCGAAGCCGAGGGCTGGCTGCTACTGGCCGTGCTCAAAAACGTGCGCCTGTTTCAGCGGCCTGGCTACCACGCGGACAGCGCCGAGGACGCTGTGGCCTATGGCGCGCTGCTTGCCGAGGCGAAGGCGCGCGAAGTGGAGCAACCCGCCGCCGTCCCCTACATCGGCCCCGACCGGCGCAAGGCAGCCGAGCCTGCCGCAACTGTCAACGATCACTTGACGGTTGCCGATGCTGACGGCTGGATCAAGTGGGAAGGCGGGGAGTGCCCAGTGCCCTATGGCACGCGCGTCGATGTGGAGTACCGCAGCGGTGCGCGCGCAATGGGCATTCGTGCGCTTGTCCTGAAGATGACTGGGAGCATTGCCACCCACTGGCAGCATATCAACTGGCCTGGCGACATCGTGGCTTATCGCCTCTCCAAGGAGGCGAGCCATGGCTGAGAAAGTCTGGATTGCCAGCAAGCACTGGAACAAGGTCTCGTACCGCGCGCTGAGCAGCTACGAGCTGCGCAACCAAACGACGTTTTCCATGAGCCACAGCGTACACGCCACCCGTGAAGAGGCCATGGCGGCACTGGTCGGATACCGCCGCGCAGCCCTCGCCAAGGCCAAGAAGGAGCTGGCGAGTGCTGAGCGCGCGCTGGCCAAGGCCCTGCAGATGCAGAAGGAGGCGAGCCATGGCTGACCTCACCCCCACCTTCCATGGCGAAATGCTCCTGCGCCGCTGGTCAGAGAGCAGCACGCAAGGGGTGCAGGTCACGCTCGCGCTGGCCGACTCCGACGACCTGGGCAAGTTTCGAGGCCTGGAGGGCAAGCGCTTCATGGCCGTCCTCGTGCAACTGGGCGACGACGAGCAGCCGGTGCCGCCCGAGCCTGCGAAGCCCGCGCCGCGCGAGCGCCTGGGAGACCTGGCCTGGCGCGCTGTGCAGTGGTGCAAGGAGCCGGAGTTCATCGCGTGGATCAACTCGACCACGCACAACGGCGTCATGTGGCATGTGAAGTCCGAGGACGACGCGCGAGAGTTCGTGTGCGAGATGTGCCAGGTAGGCAGCCGCAAGGAGCTGGACGCCACCCCAGCCGCGCGCACTGCATTCAACCAGCACATCCGTGGCCCGTACCACAAGCATCTGATGGCAAGGGGGCTGGCGTGATGCGCGTTGAACTGCCCTGGCCGGACCCGAAGCTGGCGCCCAACCGGCGCAACGGCAAGCACTGGACGGCCACGCACGCCGCCAAGGGCAAGCGCCTGGCCGACGCCCGCCTACTGACCCTGGCCGCCATGCGCCGGGCCGGCTACGTGCCGCACGCCGGGCCGCTGGCTCTGACCCTGACGTTCTGCGCGCCCGACCGCCGCCGCCGCGACCTGGACAACCTGCTGGCCGCGCTGAAAGCCGACTTCGACGGCGTGGCGCAGGCCCTGGGTGTGGATGACCAGCTGTTCGAGCCGCTGACGCTGCGCCGTGGCGAGCCGGTAAAGGGCGGCCGTGTGGTGCTGGAGGTGGGCCAGTGATGCGCCGCACGCCCTTGCGCTCCCGCCCGCGCGCCGCCGCATCAGCGCCCGACCGGGAGCAGCGCCTGGCCGAGCGAGCCGCCCGGGTGATGGCCGAGGCCACGCCGCGCACCGCCACCATGGCCCACGTGGCCGCGTCGGCCGCGCCGGTGCACAAGGAGCGCCCGATCCGGTCGGAGGCCTACCGCCGCGCCGTGGCC